GCTCGCCTAGGTGCGTCAGCCGGTCCACGGCCACTGCGTAGACATCCTCAATTACCCCGTTGACCATGCCCTGATGTGCAGCGACCATCTGCTCCCGAAGCGCCTCGGCTGCGTCACGCTCGATATTCAGGATGGGATTGCACCGCGCCTCCATCATCGAACCCAAGCGCATCGGACCCTCCAACCCGAACCGGAACATACCGGAACGACGCAACTGCTCCTTGGTATAGAACGGATCGGATGCCTCTTCGGCAAACGCGATGTCGTGTGCCTCCTCGACTGTTTTACCCTGTACCTTCAGAGCCTCGACACGTACGGGGTTGGGATAGCCACGCATGACCTCGGGCGTCGGATACTGAGACGGATCGAACAACAGGCCGAGACCGTCGGCCAACTCACTGAAGCCCTGCACCTCCAACTCCGCGTACAACTCGTCATATACATGCAGGAACTCCTGCACCTTGGGGTACCACACCTGACTCTTACGCTCTGAGAACCACTCGACAAACTCCGCGAATCTGGAGTTAGGCAGCACACCCAGTGAGCGTGCACCCAACAGTGGGACGGTGTTGGCGTAATGGTAGTTGCGAGACGTACCGTCGATGTTGCTGATCTCCCGCACCAGCGCACCACCTCGGGTGTTCCTACCTCCCAGTAAATCTTTACTGACAGTGCTGGAGCCTTCCTGATTCCGGAACCGCTCTATGACTGCCTTGTCTGCATCCTTGGCTTTACGTGTTGTGTTCCATGCGCGGTGCGTGAACTTCACAACGGTGGTGGCAGCGTCAATGCCGCTCGTCAAATTCGCGTCCAGTGTCGCTTGCATGCTTGGGTGGTTGATGTCACTCATTTTTGCTTTCTCCTAGTGTGTGTCCTAATAACACCGTTATTAGGTCTTGCTAATGTGGGGTCAGGTCTCGACCCCTTGGTACAACATGTCATAAAAATACAGGCCCATTATATCAAAGGTAGTAGGGATTGTCAAGCGGCTATCAGGCGTAGTAGGGAGTGGCTAGAAGTGTAATGTTCTGTTGTTCTGTGTAATGTTCGGCTATTGTTCGCAAGCAAGTCATTGATAAACAAGGAATGTTCGATTGTTCGCTGGTTCGAGCGGTATGAAGGGCTGCGGGAAGGAAGAGGGAGAAGGCGAGGAAAAACGAACAATAGAGGGGGGCCGCCACAATGTCCGTGCGTAATTTTACTAAAAACGAACATTATAAAAAAAAATAGATTTAATAAGATATACAAAGATTTGATAGGTAAACCCAAGCAACTCTAGGCACGTCCTACCACTACTTGCTACAGGAGCATAATGTTCGGACTGAAGCGAACATTACCGAACATTACGAACATTAAGCGAACATTACCGAACATTGTCCTAATGACAACGTTATTAGGGCGCAACGCGGATCAATAACTGGTTTCAGGTGTCTAACCGCTGTGCCTAATAACGTGTTATTAGCCTAAGACGCAACGCGGATCAGTAACTGGTTTCAGGTATTTAATCAGGGCAAGGGGCGCAACGCGGATCAGTAACTGGTATCAACGGACCCCGAAGGGTCCGTTGGGTGGGTCAGACTCGGTGCTCCAATTCGTCGAGGCGGTATTCCATGGCCGCTTCGCGTTCCTTGAATGTCGCGATCAGGTCTTCATAGTGCTCCATCATGCGCTCGTGCCGCTGCTCCAGTCCGGCGAGTCGGGCCGGTGCGACACTGAATGCCGCGATCAGGTTCTCATAGTCTTGCACCATGCGCTCGTGCCGCTGCTCCAGTTCGGCGATCCGGCGGTCCTGCGCGAATATGCGCTGTCTGAGTGTCGCCATCTGTTTGTCGATCTCTTCGATGTCTCCCATGCGCGGAATGAGTTGGTAGTCGCTGGGCTCCTCTTCAGTGTTCCCAGTGTCCACCTTGCGGGTAGCCATTGGTGCGGGTACTTCCATAGTGTGCACAAAATGCCTAGCGGCCATCAGGGCACCAGCCAGTACGATCAGCACGCCCATAACAATCAGTTCGTCAGTGTTCATTGTTTCGCTCTCCTAGATGATGGGGACCCTTGCGGGTCCCCGGTTGGTTGGTTAGTCGTTGGCCTTTGCGTAAGCATCGGCCTGTTCTTCATCACTCGGCTCCGGAGTCGGGCCGTCGAGTGCCACCAGCGCCGCCACGATGGCCTGTTCGGCCTGCCGCATTCGCTCTTGCACTTTGATGTCCGCCAGTCCTTCGATGCTCTTCTTGGCGTCCTCCAGTCGCTTGCGGAGTCTGTCGATTTCCGAAACCACCTTCGTGGTCTTGGTCTTGGGATTGACTGCCCGGTCGACCGCATCGCGTAGGCGTCGCATATAACTGCCCGGCGCGCCATTGTGGTCCTTGTATATCGCCTGCTGGCGCTCCGTGCGGTCTCGCTTGTCGAGCACATATCCCCATTTACCGCTCGACTTTAATTCCTTGCGGAGGACCTTCTTGACGGGCTCTTTGTCCTGCGGCCATGACTCAATGATGGCGTTCCGGACTGTCTCGTAGAAGGCCAGTCGCGATGGGACCTCGTTACCGATCAGTTTGCGGTTGATGCCGTATGACTCGATCAACTTACGCGTGGGATCGCACAGCATGTCAGGCGTCGCGCCTGCCGCTACCATCGCCGCCACAGCGTCCGACTGTTTGCCCTCCGCTCGCTCAATGCTGCGCTCCGCGTTCGTGAAGTCCAGCAGGTTCGACATGATGCCCTCGCGGGCCGCTTCGATTGAATTGCTCATTTTTTACTCTCTAGTTGTGTGTGATGTCTCACGGTATCGCCGCGAGACAGGACGAACTATTGCACAGTCAGGCGTAGCATACAATAGATAAACATGACAAGACATACCAAATAACACTGTTATTAGCATTCCCCAGACCGCCGACCCTACCCGCCCCCTATGCACCCCTAACTCATATGGGACTCCACGCTCCTATGTATTACTAATCTCCACGAACAATTCGTATTTTTCTGAGTTGGGGCCCCCACCCCCCTCTATATAGGAAGTACCCCCGGTAGGAGTCCCAACCTCCTTGTGCAAAAAATAATTTTTCTATATAAACGCTCACAAATACGCACCCAAACGGGTGATCTGATATGGCTTTGGTACTGCAACCCGAGATAGGGGTCCCTTATAGCGACGATGTGCCCTATACCGACCTGCGAAAGTGGGCGGAAGCGGCATGTAACACGGCCCGGATGCTGGAAGAGCATGGGCTGGACCTCACTGCGACCAAGGAAGATGAGGAGTTCGCGGCCAAACTTGCGCTGGTGTATGCCGAAAATCCCGAAACGGCTACAAAAGCGGTCAGGTCAAGGGCAGCAACTGCGGTACCTCCCGCCTCCTTGGAGTCAACTAAGAACATACTGAACGAGTTCGGCCATTCCGTGGTCGAAAGTGCGGTTCAGGTGCGGCATTTAGTCACTAACAAGCTCTTAGAAGAGACCGAGAACCCCGATCCGAGGGTGCGGATTCGTGCATTGGAGCTTTTAGGCAAGATTTCGGACGTAGGACTGTTCGCGGAGAAGTCTGAAGTGACTATTACCCACCAGACGACCGACGAATTACGGGAAAGGCTTCGGGCTAAGCTGGAAAGAGTGATAAACCCGCCCCTTGAGATCGCCCCTGCGACCATAATCGACGGGGAAGTGATCGATGTGGACGAAGAATTGGGCCTGACGGATGAGTGACCCCGCTGCAAGTTTTTCCGACGAAGATTTATCGCAGCTTTTAGAGAATATCGACGCTTTTAGCGACACTGAAGTGGCTGAAATCTACCAAATGGTGGATGAGCTTGAGAGTCGTCGTGCCAATACTGCCGCGTACACGGATCTGGTCGAATTTTGCAAGCGTATGCAGCCCGATTACATCGTGGGTAAGCACCATAAGATCCTAGCTGACCTTTTGATGTCGATTGAGCGCGGGGACAAGGACCGTATTTGCGTAAATATCCCGCCACGCCACGGAAAATCGCAACTTGTCTCGATTATGTTCCCTGCGTGGTTTCTGGGACGTAATCCGGGTAAGAAAGTCATGATGGTGTCCCACACCACGGACCTTGCTGTGGATTTTGGCCGTAAAGTTCGGAATATGATCGCGTCTGAGGACTATAAGGAGATATTCCCTACGGTTGCGCTCGCGCAGGACAGCAAATCTGCGGGTAGGTGGAATACTAATGTAGGTGGCGAGTACTACGCCTGTGGTATCGGCTCTGCTCTGGCTGGTCGTGGTGCGGATTTGTTGCTGGTGGACGACCCCCACTCTGAGCAGGACGTTATTAACGGTAATTTCGGAGTATTTGAAAAAGCCTACGAGTGGTTCACCTTCGGTGCTCGTACCCGTCTCATGCCTCAGGGCCGCGTAGCGATTATTCAGACCCGCTGGCATATGGATGACCTGACCGGGCGGGTGACCAAGGATATGGTTCAGCAGCCTCGCGCCGATCAGTATGAGGTAGTGGAGTTTCCGGCGATATTGGAGGTGCAGGAGGACGAGGAGTTGGTTGAGAAGCCGCTCTGGCCTGAGTTCTTCGATTTGGACGCGCTACTCCGTACCAAGGCGTCTATGCCGACATTCCAGTGGAATGCCCAGTACCAGCAGCAGCCTACGGCAGAAGAAGCCTCTATTGTTAAGCGGGAGTGGTGGGGCTCATGGGAACCGGACGATCCACCCTCCTGTGAGTACATTATTATGTCGTTGGACGCA